GGTTTTCCTATTTCCATTTGTGGATTATAAGTAGGCTGTTTTTTATAAAATACCAATATATTTTCGTGTTTTTTTGCTGGTTGTTTTTTTACTAACATAAAGTTAGTGGCAAGTGTTTTTTGCCATATCCATTCATATTTAAACAATTTAAGATTACTCATAACTAATGCACTTGTAAAAGGTTGGCTACCGAATAGCACAATTGCACCATTATCTTTAATAATTCTTTCATATTGTTCCCAAAGCGGTTCAAATGGTATCACTATATCCCATTTACATTTAGTTGTTCCATATGGTAAATCACAAAGTATCATATCAATACTTTTATCGTCAATTAACTTCATTCCTTCAAGGCAATCCATGTTGTAGATTTTGTTTAATTCAAGCATCTCCGATTCTCGTGCCTGTTTTTCTTCTATANAATTTCATATATATATTATAGCACAAAACCATCCCACGCTTCGCCTAGTTCTGCTTTTAACTCTTTAAGTGCTGCTTCAATAAGTCCCTTAATCTCTTCTTTAGACAATTGTATACCTATCTTGTCTGCCGCATCAGATAGCCACTCTGCCGCTTTGTCGTATTTCTGAGCTCCGCCCAAATCCTTGTATGCCTGCTGGACAAACAACACGGCAACTCGTGCCAGCTCACGTTTAGTCGCTAACTCTCGCACTACCGCTTCCATTTTCTCTGTCCCTATCCTCTTCTGTAGCCACGCTATCGCATAGCCGACGAGTATCGGGACAAGAATAGCTATTATGTCATAAAGCAACTGTAACAACAAATCATGCATATTACTTACCTCCTTTTATTTGTTCATAAAGCTTCGCTATCATAGTAGCGACTTCAGCCTTTGTGGCTGGTTTATCTGGGTTAAAATTGCCGTTGTTGTCGCCTTGAACAATACCCAAATCGTACAACTCTTTTATGTACTTGTACGCCCAGTGATTAGTTGTTACATCATTAAACAATTTCTTCACCTCCTCTATCGGTTCCTTGCCGATTGTTACTAAAATACCGTTAGCTACACCAAGTGCACATTTGCGTTTGAATTCATCGCTTCTTAGTAGTTGTTCTTCCACAGGATTACTGATAAATGCGAGTTCCACAAGCACAGCCGGCATCTTTGTCGAATTAGTTACATAATAATTACCTATTTTAACACCTCTGTTTGCTCTTTGTATCTGCTTTACCAGCTCCCTCTGTATGTTATTAGCTAATACTTGACTTTTATTGTCTTTTGCACTATACCATGTCTCAGTACCGTGCGCTGACAGGCTGTCTGATGCGTTACAATGAATAGAGACAAAATAATCAGCGCCTGCCTTGTTTGCTACGTCACAGCGTGCCTGCAGTTCGTTGGGTTGCTTGGCTGTTCTCACATCTTTGTCTGTTTCTCTTGTCATTATTACATCTATGCCTCTTGATTTTAGTAAATCGCGTAGTTTTAACGCTACAGACAGAGTTATGTACTTTTCCATTGTACCACCAGGACCTACTGCTCCCGGTTGAGTCCCCCCGTGTCCCGGGTCAATGCATATCTTCATTATTGCTTCCTCCCTTCCTAGTTTCCTCCCTCTTAATACTTGCTAATGCCCACAGCTCACCTGTGGTAAACGCGAACCAACTCGCGACGAGTGTTGATGGTTCAGACTCTGTGTGCCAAAATACAATTAGGGTTGCTACCACAAACAGAACGTTTAAAATAATAATCCAGCGCACTACTTTTTTAGAAAAACGCTCAGTCATCTTTCTCACCTCTCGTCCTTGCCAGTAGCTCGTCTATCTTGGTTTCTTGCCTTGCCATCTGCACTTCAATTTGGTGCAATACAGCCATCAACTCTCGCAACGCCTTTGTATTGTTTTCAATCACAGCAACCAATTCCTTGCTATTATCAGGCTTAGGCGCACCGATAATCTTCACAAACACGTACCCAAGCATCGCTATTGCAAAAATTGCCACCCCNTATTGNGCAATTTCAGCTCCAGGCACACTATCACTCTCCATACACAAAATCGTACTGGATTTTCATTGTCTGCTGGTCCGTTTTTGTAACAGGTGATGCAAGGAGTGTGCGAGCAAAGTAGCGTGTTTCATTCGTGATTTTTCTAAAATTTCCAATGTAAGAAAGTGTATATATGTATTTTTGTTCTGTATCTACGCAAAATCCATAACCGGAAGTACTTCCATCGCTGTTTCCGGGTATTGCGAATTCTGCTATTTTTACACCTGTGCGTGTAAATTTTACAATGTTTCCGTAAGGTCTTTCAGTATAAAAATATGTGCCATCGTAGGCAAAATGATATGCATAATTAACAAAATCAAGAGCTACTGGGTTTACAACTAAACCATTGTGCGTAATTTCACAAATACCTTGTTTTATGTTACTTCTATACAAAATATATATTGTGTTATTTTTCACTATAATCCCATAATGTGCAGCCTCGCCAGGTGTTCCTGTTGTAAATTCTGATAATTCAGTTGGTATTGTTTCTATTAATTCCCCGGAAATAGCATTATATGTGTGTATTGTGCCCCAACAATCTATTACATATATTATATTGTTAAAAACATATATACCAAATGGTATATTCCAGCCTCCTTGTGTTATTCCTATGTTGATTTCGGTTACACTCTCTGTCTGTATATTGTATTTGTATATTATATTTGTATTCCATGCTGCATATATTATGCCATTTGCAAATGCAATACTAAAACCGCAATACCAATTATCTGTACTTTTTCCTATATTTTTATCGCTTTTCAGCACGAAATATGGTTCCAGCTGATTCGCCCAGATAATACTTTGAAAAGTGCCATTGCATGCGTTTGTAGGCCAATCAAAAACCCAGTGTATACGTGTGTTGTTTGCATAGCTTTCCGCCGCATTTGGTGTACCGCGCTTGGTATCGCTACCTACATATGTACTCTTGTTTGACCAGCCAACGGTTGCACCTGGGGTTGCTCCACTAACATTCCGCACATCGAAATTCCACATATCTACGCGCACATTCTCAGCTTGATCGCTCGTTGTAAGGTAGATATTATCCATTTCCCAATACCCCATATCGCTAATGCTGTTATTATATGCATTTTCCGCAAATTTCCTCCATTGATAGCTTTTAAGCCAAGCGTACACTTCGGGGTATATTATGTTCGGTGTATGTGCCTCTACTTCTAATTTACCAGTGCGCGCATTGTACAAATATACACTTGCGCGGCCCTTTATTGGTAAATCTGGTTTATGTTTGATTTCCACATATTCTATATTTTTTGTATGATCCTTCACAATACTTTTATACCTCATATTTCCTCCTTTTAAATAAATGAGATATTTATATCTGTTCCTACAGAAATTGAACTGTTGTTAAATTGCACTATTTCCTCCACTTCAGCGTGCGGCCAGCTAATAAAAAAACTCCCACCGCCCGTGGCTCCCTGTACCATAATATATACCTGTGCGTTCTTGGCGGGGATAGAAAACGTGCCGTCGCTTATACTAGCAGAAAACTTTACTGTAACAGGTCCGCTATTCATTACAACCATTTTAGGAATGGTAATTGTATTCCACCCCGGGGTTATAGCTTGTTTAATAACAGGGGCCGTGTTCTCGCTACCAACGGCCAGTGTGATACTAAGTGTGCCACTTGTACTTGCCTGTCCCACGATTAAAGCCCCTATAACAGCTTGGGATGAAGTGGGGTTTTCAATTGCTAGCGTTGCAATGTCAGTGTTATTAGAAACATTTATAGCGTTTTCATTTTCAAAATAATAAATACCAAATCCTGCTCCACCCGCGCCGCCGTATACAGGATAAGCACCGCCACTCAATATGTTTTCTAACACGGGAACTGGGTTAGCAAGTTCTACTTCAGTATCTTGGGGCCGTGTAGCTACGCGCTTGATACGTACTATGCGTTCTTTTATATTTACATTTGCCACTTCATCATATACAGTTATTATATCGCCAATATCAAATGCATCTTGGCCTGTTTGTTCGCTAATATCGGCTATAGTGCATTCATAAATGTATTTAGGGGCTGAAAGCTGATATAGTGTGGTCCATGCTTTATCGTACAGGTCATTCAGGCTAGTAATGCTTTCATCTACAATAACTACTTCGCGCTTAAATAATGCGCGTGCTTGTTCCAACGTGAAACCTTGATCAAGATAATAGCTGTAATTTTCAATGTATTGTTGAAGGGAATGGTTAACTTGGTTCAGTGCTAGTCCCGCTTTGCCATACATATATAGTACAGTTGCTTCAGGTGGTTGTACCGTTCGCTTTACGTTGCGCAAATTTTTCTTGTAACGAAATACTGTGCCGTTATCACGGCCAATACGTGTACGGAAAAACACGCGGCGGTTCATGCTATCAAATTCCACTTCATATCCACAAATATGGGCCCACATGCGGATAAGATACAAAATATTATTCTTGCTTTCCCTCATCCAGCGTTGTTTATTCAGATCGCCTTCAATCTGCCCGATTATCCAGTTTGTGCCTTGTAAAAGTGTGTTCAAGCCGTAATAAACGCTCACGCCCTTCCAATCTATATCTTGTGTATACAAACGTTTACCTAACTCCACTAACCATATCTCGTCACAGCGCACGTGCTTCCATGTTTGATTACCATCACGGATATCCTCGGTTTGTGTAATGTAGTACCTACGGCCGCCCCACACAATTTCTTTATCTACTACTACATCCGCGGCCTTCGGATCTGTTAAAGGTAGGTCAAATTCTAAGGTTGATACGCCTTGTAATTCCTGTTCATGGGTTACATTCGCCGCGTTTTCTAAATACGCTTCTAGTGTTTCAAAATAACTATAAAGCTTAGGCATTTCCATTACAGCCACCTCGCGTGGTACTTAAAGGTTACATTAGCGGCCGCGCCATTATCCGCTAGCCAGTAAACGCTATTAATACCGGCCCAAAGCGGCATAAAAGTACCTGATATGTTTGCAAGCACATTTGTGCCATTTTTAGTTGCAGTAAGCTTAGCTGTATCAAGTAATAGGGTTTCACCTGCATTAATTGGCAAATTTACATTAAGCTTAATACCACGCACTTGTAATTGCCCGCCAGCAATATTACTAGATACTGGCGATATTTCGATGATAGGATAATTGTAGGCCGTTCCTTCCACCTGCACATACATCGTGCTACCAGATGCCACTTGAACAGTTTTACTATACTCTTGAACAGAATATATAAAAGGTTCGCAGTTAAANCTAATTGTGAAAAAGCTNACNTTTAATTGGTGATTAAATTCTATTTGTTCATCTACTTTTGCCATAAAGTATACTGTTTGATCCGTGGTAAACCGCAACTGCGCACGTTGTTGCGGCCGAAGTAGCCAGCCTGTTATTTCGCGTTCCTTGGTAAGTGTTTCTTCTACAGGGCTACGTGGGATATAGCAATCCACTTCTACGCGCCGATCGCCGGAAGCCGCGTTGAAAATGTAACTTCCATCTTTGCCCGGTATGTATTCGTATTCATCCCTTACTTCCGGTGAAAAGATGCGAATATCTGTAACATTAACACCGTAGGTATAGGCCGACGTCCCGTTAAAGGTAAAATCCACTACCTCGCCCCCCGGTATTTCTGGGCTTGCATTACTTTACTTGCAAGCTGTTGAGAAATTTTATCTATGTCAGCTTCTTCCCGCACTATCATTTGCTTAATTATAATATATCCGCCAATACCTTGTCCATTTAATGGCACTACTGCTTCAGGCCCTGCTTCACCTATTAATGCCATTGTAGGTTTCGTTACAATACCACCTGATGCAAGTTGTGGTATAGTTGGAATATTTATACCAAAGCTTTTCCCGCCAAGGCCTGGCACCCAATTAGGAATGCTAAAATGTATTTTATTCAGGCCGCTAATTACGGTGTTTACTGCACCAATTATCCAGTTCAGCGGCGTTTTTAGAATACCTATTAGGCTATTCCAAATGCTTGCCACCGCATTCTTAATAGCCGTGAAAACATTCACAAATACATCAAATACGGGTTGCAACCAGCTCTGAGCGTAGCTCCATAGGTTCTGAAGCGGCCCCTTAATCGTATTCCATAGTTTCGTAAATGTGTCAACAATCCACTTATAGGCCGTTTTAATAAATGCGGATATCTGGTCCCAGTATTTAACCACCACTACCACACCAGCCGCTACAGCCGCCGCTATAAGCGCAGGCCAACCTATTACTCCAGCAACTGCACTTACTACGCTAGATATAGCGCCCAATAAGCTTTTTAATGCGCCCACTATCTTTCCTATCCAACCTATTGCCACGGCTATACCTTTTATAATGCTACCCACAATATTAAGCACAGGCCCCAGCACGGCTAATATTATGCCCACTTGTACTATCATGTTTTTTGTCGCCGGGTCAAGCTTGTTTAGCCAATCTAAAAGCTTTCCTATAGCATCTATGATGTTTGTAAGTGCCGGTTCTATTGTTTCCTGAAGTGTCACACCAAGTGGTGCGATCTTTAATGCTAGGTCGTTCATTTTGGCTTTAAATTTATCAATAGGATCCAAGGTTTCTTCATATGTTTGTGCTACGGTGCCCGTTGTTTCAGCAAGGCCTGCAAGCGGGTCCTGCGCCTTCTTAACAGCGGCCGCAAGATCCGTGAAACTAATCTGCCCTTGTTGAACCGCCGCAATAAGTGTATATGCGCCCTTGGCCCCGAAATATTCCATCGCNAGCGCGGTTTGCTGGGTTTCTGTTTTTGCGTTCGCAAACTTTTTTGCCATTTCATCAAGCATTGCACTTGTGCTTTTTCCTTTTTTTGCACCATTTGCAAGTGCACGGCCCAAGTAGGTTACGGCCTTGCTTGTATCTATACCAGCCTTTTCTGTTTCAGAAATAAATTTTATGGAACTAGCAAGGTTAAACCCAAGCTTTTTTAGTTGCGGNGCNAGATCCACCACGGCCTGCATTAATTTATTGGTTGAAATGCCAGTTTTCTGGGCCGCGGAGGCAACCGCGTCAAGCACATCGGGAAGGCGTTCAACCGGCACATTAAACACGCGCATCGCTTTTTCNGCNNNNTGTGCGCTTTCGGTTACATTCGCACCGGTTATTTTAGAAAACATTATTAGATATTTACTAGCATCTTCAAGTTGTTTTCCCATTAAGCCAAATTGTGTGTTTAATTCGGCGATCGCATCACTTGCGGTTTGTGCATCTGTTGGCATGCTACCAAACACATTCTTAAATGTACCTTTTAATTCCTTTGCTGCATCTCCAACTGCGCCTGTTTTGGCTATTATGTTATCCTCGGCAGAATCTATATTCTGCCATACACCCATAATGGCGGTGCCAGCGGCCGCTATTGGTACAGTTAGGCCTTTTGTTAACTGTGAACCCACCTTCTGAAAGGAACTTCCAACCTTGTCAATTGTTTTCTGTGCGCTTTTAAGTGCGCTTTCAAGATCTTTTGTATCAGCGCTAACACGTACTACTAGTTCTCCTGCATCTGCCACTTATTGCACCTCCATTGTGTTTAATATGCGTTCCCATTCGGCCTGTATATCTAACTGTTGTTTTGTTCTTTCTTGTTTAACACGCACCAGATCCTCTGGCTTTATTAATTTCTTTGTCCGGCCTGTGTAGTTAATAATATTAGCAAGTTCCCATGCCTTTATATAAAGCTCGTCTTGTTTTCTTAAAGTAATACCATTTAATACAACTTCAATTTCGTGCGGGGTATAGTTCATTACCTGTTCAAGGCCTAGGCCTGCACGCACGCACTGCGTCAATAGTTCCTCCCAATCTATACCCCGCACATTCGTTGTATCATTGTTTACACTTTTTTTTGAAATGCTTCCTGAAACGCGGCGGCAAATAATTCGGCGGCCTTTTCTATTCCGATGTTGTCTATAATGGTGTCCACCTGTTCCACTGTAATGCTGGGATTAGAATGCATTAAGCCAATCTGGAAAAACTTCACTAAATCGTTGATACCGATGCCCTTTTCAAACTTGTTTTGTAATTCGGGAAGCGGGCACTGAAATACATCTTCAATCGTGCGAAGGGCACGGATGTTATACTTCAATTCATACAGTTGCCCGTTTGCTTCAAATACCATACTTTAAACTCCTGTTTTCGTTAGTGGACCAGTTCCAGTGATAGTGCAAGAATATGTAGTTGCATCATCGTAGGGCATTCCGATACTCCAATCCGTGATATACCCCGTGCCTGTATAAGTGCGCCCGTTTGTACCAGTGCTAAGCTTTACTGTTACCTGAGTTCCGTTCATGGCTGCACTCTCCAGGGCCTCATACGCTTCATCTGAAGGCACTACAAGGCCATCAGCATCAATGCTCCAGCTTCTAAAGGAAGCGATGTTTTCCGCCCAACCATCGCCCAACTTGTTTGTAACATCTATGTTGTCGGCGCTAACATTTAAATTAGCATTTCTTTGCCCTGCCACTGGTTGATCACCCACATATAGCAGGAAGTTTATACCTTTTATTACTTCTGTTGCCATTTATCTTTCCTCCTTTTCAGTTTTTATAATATTTTTACTCTCAAGCGTAAAATACCATGGCGCAATCCACTTGGATCGCGTAGTACTTGCATACTATCAGGTATTAATACTGCAACTGCGTGATTTTCTAACGTAAATTCCTGAATACACAGTATTTGTTCTATATCTTCCATTATGCGTTTCGTTTCCTTCCACCCTGAATAATTACTCCACACATGTGTTGTTACAAGCACGCTCCAACCAGGAAAGGTTTTGGTGCTCCAATCCGTTGCGAAATCATCGCCTATCACAATATAAGGATAATCAGTATTTTCTGGCACTGCATCGTATACTTTATAGCCTAGAGTTTGTATTTTTTCAAATATTGCTTGTTGTAGCTCATTCAGCATCTTTCAACGCCTCTTGTATGTCGCGTTCAATCCGCGGCGCTACAAGTTCAAATGCCGGGGTTAAAAATGGCTGCGCTTCTTGATTTCGTGTGCCAAACTCCACGAATGCAGCATAATCCGCAGTGGCCACAACTTGTACCTGCATTCCTTCTGGTTTATATTCTATGCTAGCACGCAAGGTTCCGGTTCTTACTGGCGCGCGGCTCTGTGCTTCTGTTTGTATTTTCATTCCACCATCAGCAAGCACCTGCTTTATTTTATCTTGTATTTCATCATTATATTTGTCCATATTTTTTATTACCTTATCTACGTTCTGAACTTTCACCTTAATTTTCATGCTTTATCCATCCATTCACGATAATGTTATACTAACATTTGTACTAACACTATTAGTATTAGCACCAATGTTTACTGGTTGGTCCACTTCGGCATGCGGCCATTCAATATCGCCTTGGGCAAAGATAGCTTGCTCACGACATAACGCCTCAAGTTCCTTATGTTCCATATTTATATCTATTACAGCTATTATTTCAAATATCTTATTGTTATACTTTATCCTATTGTGTGGTGTTATACTTGTATATCGCATGCGTACCTTGTGTGTAATATCATTTGTTAACTGCATTGCTTCGTAATATTCCTTGCCACTAACTGGTTCAATACTAGCCCACACTGTACCTGCATGTTGCCACATTTCCTTATATCCACCTTGGTCATCACTTATACGTATTTGCTTAAGAATAGTTATTAAATGCTTCATTTGACCAATACTTGTTTTCTTCATAGTTTTCTCACTACGTATGGCCTAAGTAGCTGAAGCACTGCCTGTGGTGGTTCTGCGTTCAGATCGCCACGATTTTCGTACAAAAATGCTGCATATTGCATAATTGCATTCCGTATAGGTGCAGGCACACTTTCAGGTACATCTCCATATCCAGCAGTATATACTATATAATCTGCTGTTCTCTCTTCTATTGTTTGCACAGGTGGTCTAGGTAGATCTCTTAAATGCACACCATATGCATTTTGTACATAGTATTGCCACTTCTGTGTGATTAAGCTCCTGCATGTGTATTCTTCAACAAATTCCCTAGCTGCGGTGAGAAGCAGGGCAAGGAGGTTCTGCTCCTCACCCTGCGCTTCCGGATCTAGCCTAAGATATGCGGCCAGCTCTTCTACAGATACAGGTTCAGTTTGCGGATCCTGTATCCTTCTTAGCATCTTTGCGCTCCTTTGGCCGCGGTACAGAAGATACCTTTTCGGCTAATCCATCTTTTATCCATGCATATGCTATATCATCTGGTAATTCCACTATATCGCCTGCGTTGTATATACCAAATGTACTAATTATTCCTACTTTAGCTCTTATCTGCATATCTAACTGCCACCGCCAGCAGCAGCAGCTTTAATCTTTAAACCACGCAGTGCATCAGCACGTACAACTGCGCCGCCTACACGTGAATGAATCTTAAATCCTACCATACCTTGTACACTATAGAGTTCATCTAAGCGCTGTAGAGTAGTTCCAAGCCTATCGTAGATTGTGTATCCACTGCGAAAATCACCAAACACAGCTACTATATTGTTGTCAGCAATATTTGGTATAAATTCACAATTTTTTATAGGATATCCTGCAAATGTTGCTGGTGTTCCTGCTGCAAGCGCTGGTTGCCACAAATACTGACCATGTACTGTATCTTTCATTATCCGCATTGCATATTCTGTTTGGCTATTTACTAATAAGGTTCCATTTATGCGATATTGTGCTGGTACTGCATAAATAAGTTTAAGTAAATCGTCAGCAGCTAATACACTAGCTGTTGCTGTTTCAATAGCGGTGATGTTAGGTATTACACCTTCCGGTTCTCCAAATGTATGCCCTCGACCAAGAATAAATCCTTCTTCCTCTTTTTCAGCAATTGCACGTGCGAAGCTATCAATTATGAAGCTTTGTAAGTTCAAATCACTGTCCATGAGTTCATCCTCGCCAATGAGAGCTAGACCGTATAGATCCTCAATATAAATGTAAGCTTCACCTGCTGTGAAGTTATCCTGCGGTATGGTACTGCCTGTGCTTGTTTCCAGTTTACCCCAATTTACTACAGCTTCATTAATGCTTCTTCTTCTTACACGATTACTGCGCGTTTGCTTTACTGTCGCAAGCTGCCGCATAACTGTAAACATAGGCAACTGCCTGTACAGTTCAGCTTCTACCTCTTCTGGTACAAGTATCTGGCCATTTTGATTCTCGACCAATGCTTTGCGTTCCTCAGGTGTTAGGCCAGCTTTCCCTTCGCGGATAAAATGTACAAATGCCTTGGTTGTTTCTGGCTGTGTATTAACAGTTTCTCCAAGCTGCGGCCGCATGATACGTGCTTCAAGTTCATCGATACGAGAGTTAAGCTTTTCCTGTAACTCCTTCATTTCAGCTTCGCTTCTGCCCTTTTCTTCCACCTTTTCGCGAAGTTCCTTAACTAACTTGTTTAATTCTTCAATTTCATTCATAATAAATCTTTCCTCCTTTTCTAAATTTTGTTTATTAATTCTTTGAGTTCAGCTGCAATTGCCTGTAGTGCTTTTTCCTGCGGCTCCTGTTCAGGTTCTGGAGTGCCGGTATCTAGCGGCTCTACCTGCTCCAGGAGTGCCTGTAATGCGGCAATTGCTTGCCTAATTAACTGTTCATTGTGCTGGCTAAGAGTACGGCCAGCTTTTTGATTCCACGGTGCCACACGATCCAATCTACTGTTATACTGCTCAAGATGGCGCTTTATAGCGGGTATGTCGCTTTCTGGGATATCAACTCCGCCACGCGCACCCTGAATAGCCGCCGCGGCCGCATAGATAGCCCGTGGCACAGCGCGCAGTTCGCCAGCAATTACATCTGCGATAGGAAGTTTATAGCTCGTGATATTTTCTGTTGCGCTTTCATCATACCAAAGAAATGCTTTTCTGAATTTGTTCCAATCTACATTTTCTTTTTCTGGCCCTCCAGCCCAACGTAGCACGTTTTGCACAGCTGCCTGGCCATCCCAAGGTTGCAGCGGATCAGCCAGCGGCAATGCTTGGTATGGAACTACACTTTTTACAGCTACAACTTGTGCAAACCGGTTTGCCGGGAATGTAACAAGTGAATATTCCCAAAGCCGTATCTCTTTGAGGTGCCGCACACCATTGATCCATGTTTCTTTTATTGTATCATAGCCGATGCTCAAACCCTTGATAGCTCCTTGTTTCAGCAGTTCATATGCTTCCTTGCCGCGTGTAGTTGCAAGGTTAAGCTGCCCTTTCACATACAAACCATGCTGATCCTGTGTTATTTCAGTTGTAACACCTATAGGTTCCTCAACCTTGTGCTGCCACAATATAGGAATATTGCGGTTTTCTTGCAGTGTTTTCGTAAATGCCCCAGGTTCTATCACATCACCAACCATATCTTCGTTTCCAAATACTGCAGCATAACCTTCAAATTCCCCACTTTCGCCAATTTGCTTAATTTTAAGCTTAAAATCTTTACTTTCCGTTTTCATCATCCCCCTTTTCCACCGGCATCGTTGCCAGTGGGATTGTATTCATGCTGGTTAATAAGCTGTTCGCACCGGGCACAGGATCGTATCCTAATAATTCGCGCGCTTCGTTCGGCGTTAAAATCCCGGCACGCACTGCCGCGATTGCACGGTTCCACACTTCAGAACGGTTTTCCTGCAACGCTTCTATTTCATCTTGATCATATTTTACCACAATATCTGTGCCAAATTTCACAGCTAGCCAGTTGTTCAGTTCTGATTGTAGCCAGTCCATCAATGGTAACACGGTTTCTTCATAAAACGCCCGCCTGCTTTCCTGCCAGTTGCTGTAGGTTTTGTTTTCGCTGTCGCCAATGAGTTCTGGTGGTACCCCGAAGGCAATAGCTATTTCGCGCGCCGTCAACTTTAGCCCATCGGCCCAGTGTATTTCTTCAGGCGTCAACCCTATTTCCTGCCATTCAAGCCCCCCTTCTAATATAAGTGGCCGCCCAGCATTCTTGTAGCCACTGTACTGTTCGTTTATAATATTTTTAAGCCGTTCAAATTCTTCTTCAGTAAGATGATCAGATGTTTTAAGTGCGCCCGCCGGTCGGCCTGCGTTCTGAAGTAATGCCATGTTCCAGCTACGGAATTCGTTATTTTCATCTATGGAGTAGGCCGCCGCTTCAATCGGAGATAGCCCGTACCAGTCATTTATGGGGTTAAACAATTTTAAGTGTAATATTTGATCCGTTGTAAATTGTACTTGTTGCCCGTTCACCGTGTAAATATAGCCGCCAATTAAATTACTACCATCGCCCGGCACCACCTGCATTCTGTCGGGCCGCAATACATAAAGTTCCTTTGGTCGCCCACTGCTCGGGATAACTGCTTCAATATAGGCGTTGCCAGCAAGCATCAAATAGCCCGCGATGTTTTCAAAAAAGCTGCTGCCCCCTTGGTATGGGTTAGGTTTCTGAAGCAACTGCGCAAGCGGATGCTCTGGCACTTCTTGAAGTTCGCCATTAGGTAATTTTTGATATACTAACCAAGGAATACCAGCGATAGCCATACTAATAGTTCGCACGCAAGCATATACATATACATTCTTTGCATATCCTTCACGTGCAAAGTTGGCATAGTCACGCGGTGTCCATATTGGTTTGCCCAGTGTTTCCATTACTATTGCCTGCGTTGTACGAGATTCTTTCTTTTCAGTTCCAAATATAAACTCTCTAATTCCCATATTATACAATCCTCACATTCGGCCTGTTCTTTTTTAGGCCCATGATAGCGTACCTCAAAGCATCTACCAAGTGATCGTTCTCTTTCACCGGTACCTCCTTTTCAGCATTCCACATATACCCGTTTATTTCATCAATTGTATTATAGCACACGCGGAAAATACGCAATTGCTTGCTTTTTATCAGCTGCGATACCTCATTGATCCCATGTAACACATCATTTACTGCTGCATGTGCAGGCAATCCTTTTTGTTTCCATACTTGAATTGCGCTAGGTTCCGAAGGGTCGCAAGCGAAGTATTCAAATTTTATATCCCCAATCATTTTTTCCACATCCATCGCGCTTTCTTCATAAAGTTTATTACTGTGAAAATATTCACCATATACATATATTATACCAGATGTAGGTTCCTGTGCACAAAATACCACCGCGGTTGGGTTCGTATAGCCCCAGTCAACACCTGCAAAGTGTCGCCAAGTTGGCGGTATGTCAAAGGGTTCCACTATATTATCGTTAGAAAAATCACTATAAATCAAATTTTCTGGCCTCGCAAACTCTCCCAAGTAAAACATTCTAAACTGCCAACTCGGCATTGTAGCCTTAGCTCTCTCGAACTCTTCTCTGGGGTAATGCGGATTTTCTATGCTTGCAAATTGTATTACATCATAATTACTATCTCCAGCTCTCCACCTATCATAAAACTCAGTCTTAAGCCAGCCTAAATTATACGGTGTCGTAGTAATCAATACCCTACCATTATAGAAGCCTACACGCCTTAATACTACATCCCATGCTTCTCTCTTCATCTGCCCAGCTTCATCCATCCAAGCAGCATGTACGTGCACGCCTTCAAGCGAAAGAGGATTATCTGCACTACCGAAGTAAATTCTCCCTCCAGTCGATAAGTAGTAAGTTCTATCACTTGCATGATACTCTCCCTTAGTAACTTCATTCATAAATTCCAAAGTTCTCGGTAATACAATGCGCTGAAACATTTGATACGTAGGAGATACTACAAGAAAAGAGCCTTGCGGATATTTCTGTATCTCTCGATAAAGCCAAACTGGCCCAAACCAGCTTTTACCGCTTCCAGTCCCTGCTATCATTGCAACATACCTTGCTTGGCTTCTCCAAGCTTTAGCTTGTCCCTTATGAAGCTTTATCTTACTCGCTATCATCCAACTCAATCTCCACAATCTGCGGGAGCATTACCTCTTGCTTGCCAATCTCTGTAGGCTCACCTCTATTAAGCCTTTCAATCTTAGCAGCTATCTCAAACCACCTTGCCAGATCAGAGGGTGATAGTTCTGAGGGATCCAGTTCTTGTAAACGCTGTGCAACGCGCTGCTGAAATGCAATAGCAAGCCTTGCTTGCCTGTCTGCCATTTCTAGTATAGCCTTCTCTTTTTCTTCGCGCTTCCTTTTTTCAATATAATCATCGTAAGCTTTAGCGCGTTCTACCCATTTATACTTAGCTGACCACTCACCAAGCCACTTTCTTGTCCTTGGTTTGTCTANCATNTGNCCTGCTTTCTCAAGTGATCTTTCTGTTCCTAAATCTCTATAAACACAGAATGCAGCATAAGCTTTTGTACTCTCCCCTGGTTGTCTATCCCATAGCTCACTCATTTAATTTCACTGCCTTCTGCCCTGTGAAGTTTACTTTCGCCATGTTAAAATCTCGTATATGTTTAATGTTACAAAATATAATTTAACCACACACACTCTGTGCGTTGATATCTTGTTCTACCCGCCACGCTACAAAAAACTGTAAAAGAAAGCTTTGTCCATCCTGCTTGTTCTAACCGCGCATAAATTTCATTATCATAACCGCTTAACATAGCCATACCTTGAATATTTAGCAATAAATCTACGAGTTCTATATGATCTTGATCTGTCATTTCGTGTTTATAACCTCCACCTCGCCGCGTACTAAGCACGTAAG